TAACTTTAATCAAGAGTTTTCAGCATCTATAGGTGGAACAAATGAATTATGGAAAGTTGCAATCGCGACTCCATCAGACGCTGATGCAAAAGCAGTTCGTTCATTCGGATTGTCAGGTTCAGCTGCAACTATAGGCGCGATTCATTCGATTCTTCCACAGTTCACAAAGATAGATGGAGCTAATACAGTATTTGTATTTTCTGGTTCAAATGCTGTTAAAGAACTTGTCGAATCTGCAACAATAGGCTGTGTATATTCAGTTGCTCCAACAGAAGCTGTTAGAGGTGACTTTGAGGATACAACTGGTGATGCTACTGCTGATTCATTATCAATACCAGAAGTTGACTTACAATTAAGAAGTTCAGCTATCGTTGCGAAAACAAGAAAACTAAAAGCTGTATGGTCTCCTGAGTTAGCTCAAGACTTAAATGCTTATCATTCTGTTGACGCTGAAGCTGAATTAACATCTATGTTAAGTGAGTACATTTCAATGGAAATCGATTTAGAAATCCTTGATATGTTAATCTCAGATGCTACAACTCAAGACTACTGGTCTGCTACTCCAGGTGAAGACTATAATGGTACAGGAACTGATGAAGCAGGTTGGGCTACTACAACATTCTATGGAACAAGATTCGAATGGTATCAAACTCTATTAGGTAAAATCCAAAAGGTTTCTAACGAAATCCAACGATTAACCCTTAGAGGTGGTGCTAATTTCGTAGTTGTTTCACCGACTGTTGCTACAATCTTAGAATCAATTCCAGGATATTCAGTAAGTACAGATGGAAATAAAACTCAGTTTGCTGCTGGTGTTCAAGTTGCAGGAAGTCTAAATAATAGATTTACTGTTTATAAGAACCCATATATGACTGAAAATACTGTATTAGTTGGTTTCAGAGGAAGTAATTTCTTAGAAACTGGTGCGGTATATTCTCCATATGTACCACTAATCATGACTCCATTAGTATATGATCCAAGTGATTTCACACCAAGAAAAGGTGTAATGACTAGATACGCTAAGAAAATGATTAGACCAGAGTTTTACGGTAAAATCTCTTGTAAAGACTTAAACTTAATATAAGTTAACTCTTTATAAACTTAGATAGAAAAGCCTCTACTTTTTGTAGGGGTTTTTCTTTTATATTTGATATTTATATATGAAGAATTATACCTTTTTTGGAGAAATAAATGTCAAAATTTAATTATTTATATCAAGACCCAACATCAAGTAACCAAGTAACTGGTTCAACCCCACATGCTATATATGACACAGATTCAGAATTTCAAACCGATAGTTTAACTGTATGTAAATATGTTGCTAGAAAACTTGGACATCCAGTTATGCAACTTGAATTTAATTCAGGTTCTATGTACGCTTGTTTTGAAGAAGCAGTATCGGAATACTCACAACAAATCAATCATTATAATACAAAAAATTGGATGTGGGATCATTATGGTAATACCAATACTGGTTCTAATTTTAGTTCAACAGGTTCACACCAAGCTGAAACTCCAAATGGTGGAATGTCTTTATTCACATTATCAGAACAATACGGACAAGCTGTAAATGTTGGTGGTAATACTACAATGTATACAGGTTCAATAACTATAACTGGTTCTCAACAAGTTTATGATTTAACAAGTGAGGGTAATTTTGAATCATCTGTTACAGGAACTAATAGAATAGAAGTTCAACGAGTATTTAACGATGGTCCAGCAGCTATATCTAAATTCTATGACCCATTTGCTGGAACTTATGATAATATTGAATTATTGGATTCATTTGGATTTGGTAATGTATCTCCAGCAGTTTCTTATATAATGAGACCAATATCATATGATTTGGGTAGAGCAAATGCAATCGAAACAAATGATAAGATTAGAAAATCTGCTTATTCATTTGAATTAATAAATAATAAAATAAGAATATTCCCAAAACCAACATCAAAAGATGCTGGTAATAAAATACATTTTCATTATTATAAGAGAGAAGATAAAATTGATGTAACTCAAACTAAAACAAGTAATAAAGTATCAGATCCATCGAACATACCATATAAGTTTATTACTTATACAGAAATAAATTCAATGGGTAGAAATTGGATTAGAAAATACACATTAGCATTATCTAAAGAATTACTTGGAATCATCAGAAGTAAATACGCTTCAATGCCACTTCCAAATGGTGAAGTTTCATTAGATGGTGAATCACTTAAAGCTGAAGGTAGAGAAGAAAAAGCAAATCTATTAGAAGAATTAAGTTTATTCTTTGAAGCTGTTAGTAAAAAGGAACAAGCAATTACAGAACAAGAAGTTGCAAATGCTCAACAAGAAGTATTAAATAAAGCTCCATTAAAAATATACATAGGATAATTAAATGTCTCAAACAAAACCATTTTTTATACCACAAAAAGAATTTGATTTAATTAATCAAATGAATGAAGAATTGATTGACGAGATTGTCGGACAATCGGTTGATATTTACAAAGTAAATGTCGAAAGAACAGAAGACAATGTTTATGGTGAATCAACTGCTAAATACTACGATATTGGATTTAGAGTTAATTGTCTAATTGATTTTTCAGAACCTGAAGTAATACAAGATGAGTTTGGTTCAGATACTAATTCCAATATAACAATGTATTTCCAAAGAGAAAATCTTGCAAGTGGTTCATTAAATTTTTATCCAGAGAATGGTGACATTGTAGATTGGAATGATTTCTATTGGGAAATTAATGGAACAACAGAACCACAATTATTCGCTGGACATCCAAATTTTAAACATAATATTGTAGCAACTGCTAATCGTTCAAGATTATCATCGTTACAAATAGAAGAGAGGCCAAGATAATGCCAAATAGAGCAGCAAAACAAAGAAAACAAGACAGACAGAAAAAGAATAAGATTTTAGAAAGAACTGGTAGAACACCAGCACAAATAAAAAGATTTAAAAAACGAGGTATAAAATAAATGAGTTTAGATATATTAAAAGAAAGATTTAGTGGAAAACCAATAACTTCTCAATATGAAGACCAGATAGAAAACAAAGAAAAAATTATTGAAAGGTTAGAGGAAAATACACAAAATTTATCTAATCAAGTTGTAAATTTGGAAAATGAAAAGAATAATCTTTTACAGGAATTAAATAAAGCGAGACATTTTGAAGAGGGTACTTTTTCAATAAAAGAAAAAGATTATATAAATAAACTTCAATTAAAAGAAAATGATATTAAAAAAATTAAATCAGAGTTTAATCCTTTATATGAAAAAATTAATGAACAAAAAGAAAGACTTTCTTATAAAGATAGTGTGATTGAAAAAGCTAAAAAACTTAATAAACAATTAAATGAAAAATTTAATAAGTTAAATCATAAATTAAATCACGAAACTAAAAATAGTAAAAAAGTTGTCAATGAAGTTAAGACGGAAAGAAAAAGAGTATATCAAGAATATATAAATAATTTAGATACATATGAAAAAGCTTTAGTATCAAAAAATGATAAGATTGACAATTACAAAACTAAACTAAAAGAATCTTTAGATAAATTAAAAGAAGCTAATAATTTAATTGATAACTTACAAAAAAATATTAAAATTAATGAAAATGTAAGACAAGAATTAAGAGAAAAAAAGGAAGAAGTTACAAATTTAAATGGACAAGTATATTCATTATCAAAAGAAGTAACACATCTTACAAGTTTATCACAAGAAAATTCTATATTAGAAGCTAAATTAGAAAAAGCTCAAAGTTTTCAAGATATAATAGTTGATAGAAAAGATGAGTTTGATAAATTTTTAAAAGAAACAAATAATTTAAGCACATTTAAATTAGTTGGAACATTATCAGAAATTTCAAGAAAAAAACAAGGTAGTGAAAAATTAACTTGGAACAAATGGTTGGAAATACCAGAAAGTAATTATTTGTTTCAATTAGATGAAACGATAGCTAAAAAAATATTTAATGAAAGTCAGATGGCTGTTGATAAAGCTAGAATATCTATGAAAGCTAATTTAAATGAAGCTAGACATTATAGTATTGGTAGAGGAGATGCGCCAGATAATAGATTATTACCATTAAAAATATCAGGATTATCATTTTATGGAAATGCTGAAAGCACAGTTAAATCCACTGTAACTGACCCATCTTGGGGAGTTCAAGATGAAGTAACACAAATTACCGATTTAAGTACTAATGGTAATCACTTAGTTGAAATGCAAACATCACATTCAGGTGATACATCTGGATTAAAAGACGGAACTACAAACATAGGTAATCCACACATTGATACAGGTTCAAATGGTATAAGATTTGGATATAGAGAACCACAATCAGGTGGTAATTCAAAAGCTGATAGAATGAGTTTTACAAACACGATGTTGTTAGATGGATTTACTGCCTTTTATGTTTTACAACAACAAGATAATGCAGGTGATGATGCTGATGGTGAAACAGAAATAACTAATTTAGGGCAAGCGATTGGTGAGGGAGATGACAATCGAATTAGATTTACAGGTAATTATAATACAGATGGTGGTAATGTTATTAACATTAGAGGAAAGGATGATAGCGATAATGATGCTGCTACTGTAAATGCAAGTTCAGATGTAGTATACAATACTAAATTCTTACTAACGATTAAAAAGGCTTCATATGCTGATGGTGGATTGATAACTACATTTATAAATAAAACCAATGTTGGAACAGATAGTGGTTTTAATAAAGATGTAGATGTTAAAATAAATATGATTGGTGATGATAGCTATGTTGCAGATGCATTTGACTTATTTGAAATGGCGTATTACAATAAAGAGTTGAATAGTGATGAAATAACAAAATTACAAACTTATTTTATAGGTAGACAGGAGTTAACTGATAACTTTCAATAATAGAGGATAACTAATGGCAGTTCAACAAATAACACATAAGAAAATTACGAAGTTTGATACTTCTAATCCTAATTATAAAGACACACCTAAACCAAAGGTTGAAGTGAGTGGTAATGTACAAGAGGATGAAGATGTATATGGTGAAAGAAAACATACTTACACACCTGAACCAAATGGTAATTTACAAATGGAACAAATGATGGGTAAGTTGATGAATAAGTTAGATAACTTTGATTCACCAAGTCAAACAGGTACAAAAGCCATTGAAGTAGATATTAAGAAAGAGATTGCAATCGGTAAAGCTGATATGAGTAGTATTAAATCAGAAGAATATGTAGGTAAAGTTAAAACTAAAAAAGATAAATTAAAGGCTTTACGAAATAGGAGAAGATAAGTTGGCATTAAAAGATTTGAAAAGTGTATTCGCTCCACAAGGTAAAATAAAATTTGGTAGTAGTTATACACCTATAAGTGATGCGATATCATCTAAAGGTAAAATAAAATTTGGTAGTAGTTATACACCTATAAGTGATGCGATATCATCTAATTTTGGAGATGATATTGGTATATTCGAATATGGTCATCAACCCATTATTGGTCCAAAAAAGGGAGATATAGGTCCAGGTCCAGGTGGTCAAGGTATAAGGTCTGGTCCGAGTGGAAAAATTATAAAAATTTATAAACAGAAGAATAAATAGAAATGGCTTGTTCGTGTGGAAATACTTGTTCAGATTGTAATCCTTTAGGTAGAGGTGGAAAAGCTGATATGAGTAGTATTAAATCAGAAGAAGTAAAAGGTAAGGTAAACAATAAACTTAATAAACTAAAAGCATTGAGGAAACGAAATGGCAGTAAATAAGATTACAAACAAAGGTGTGGTGAATAAAGAATTAGTTAATAGAGCTAATGAAGTATCTACTAAAGGAACAACTATTCGTGGTAATAGAGAAACAACTATTATACCAGGTAATAATTTATCGGATAATTATGCAATAACACTTAAAGATGTTGATACTGCAGTTTTAAATCATGTTAAAAATGTGATGAAACCAAGAGTTAGAGAAGCAAATGAAACTTTAAAGATACCTGTATTTTATGGTAACGAAGAAAGATGGAAAGCTGTTAGAAAAAGAGGAGTATTGAGGGATAAAAATAATTCATTAATACTTCCATTGATAATGTTAAGAAGAACAGAAATTTCAAGAAATGATTTATCAGGACAATCATTTCCACATGATGTTAAAGGTAATCACATAGATGTAGTTAGGAGTTCAAGATGGAGTAAAGACAATCAATATGATAGATTTTCAGTTCAACAAGGAGTTCAACCTGTTTATGAAAATGTAGTTACTGGAATGCCAAACTATACCGATGTAACATATGAATTTGTATTATGGACAAATTTTATAGAACAAATGAATCCATTAGTGGAATCTTTTGTAGACCAATCACATACATATTGGGGAAAAGGTGAAGATATGAAATTTTTATGTACAATAGATAGTGTATCAGATGCTTCAGAAATGAATCAAGATGGTGAGAGATTTATAAAATCTACATTTACTTTGACAACAAAGGCTTATCTATTACCTGAATATTTAAATTCTGTAGTTACAAATAAAATATCAAATATGAAAAAATTCACAACCACATCAAGAGTTACTTTTGGTATGGAAGGTGATGCTACAGACAAACAAGTGGGAAAATAAATCACTCGTTTTCAAAATTTATATATATTTATATATAGACAATAAACAATTCATAATTGGAGGTTATAAATGCCAAAAGAAGTAAAATTTACAAAAGACGAACTAACACAAGTTCAAAACATACAAAAAAGTTATGCAAATGTTCAAAATCAATTCGGACAATTAAAATTAGCTCAAATCAGATTAGATAATGACGAAGTAACTTTAGAAGAAGGTTTAAAATCAATTCAAGATGAAGAAAAGAAATTTCTTGACGGAATTACCGAAAAATACGGACAAGGTTCTTTAAATCCAGAAACAGGTGTATTCACACCATCTGAATCATCAGAAAATAAATCGTAATAAACAAAAAAAAATCATTGTTTGAGAGTTTAATCATATATTTATATA